GGGGGGGGGGGGGGGGGGGGGGGATGTGCAGCTCAAGATCTTCGGTGACAAGGACCTTGGGCAGCTGGTGCCCGCCTGGAGCCGGATACCACTGAAAGGGGGTGAGCTTCTGAAAATCTCAAAGCATGCGGTGCAGCGGTGGGTCGAGCGCGTTGATCCGGGCGCGACGAATAAGGACAAGGTCGAGGTCGCAATCCGGGAGGCGTTCGGAAAAGCGGAATTGATTTACCAAAAACGAGGTGATGAGCCAGCAGACTTTTGGTTGTCAAACGATGGGGTGATCTTTGTGGTGGTGGATGGACAAGTTGTGACCCTATATAAGGCAGAGTACGGTTTTGACCCGGAGATTGATCAGCGAATATGCAGAGAATTGCGTCAGGCACTGGGCAAGGCGAAGACGCGGCTCGCAAACGCCGAGGACATTGCGGGTAGGTACGCACTTGAACTGAGGACGCAGATTGATGCAATTGAAGCTGAGCGGCGACAACTGGAAGCACGGTTCCAGGTCTTGCAGAGCAAAGAGAACAAGCTCCGCGAGCATCAGACGATGCTTGAGCGAGAGGTCGAAGCGCGCAGGCGCGAAGTCGAGGGCTACGCACAGAAGCTGGTGTACTCTGTGGCCTATCGGCTGGAGTGGGCCGGGCAGAACATTCAACGTATGACTGGATAGGTTTGGTTTGGGTGATACGGACTAAAAGGGGGGGGTGAAGATAAGCGAGATTTGGCTGAAAACAGCTACAGCAGCTAGGGTACTCGGGGTAACACCGAGGGCGCTCAGAAAGCAAATAGCGAAGGGCAGGTTCGTTGTACAGTCTACGGGCGGACACGGAGGCGCATGCCAGAAGCAATACGAGATCGCGCTATCTTCCCTCCCCCCCGAGGCCCGGCGTCGGTACTGGGAGCTGAATCAGGACTCTGATCTAGTCCCCGATAACCGTGAATGCCAGGAAGAGAGCACAAAGCGCCTCAGTCACGCGGAAATGTTAGACAGGCTCGGCGAGGACGAGTATCGCCGAGTGATGGACGAAGCTTGGCGCAAGCTGGCGATTGTCGAGGAGTACCTGGCGGCAAAGGAACTGCCCTACCCGGAGGGGCGGATTGAACAGATCAAGGTGGAGCACGGAGTGGCCGATCGCACATTGCGCCGCTGGGCTTTGCGGTATCGCGAGGAGGGGCTGGACGGCTTGATACATCAAAAACACCGCGAAGCGGTGGCAAACAGAAGAATACTCCCAAAGCTGCGCGCCTACGCGGTCAGTCTGTACCTCCAGCGGCACAAGCCGACGGCCGCCTGGGTCTACGAGCAGGTCTGTCAAAAAGCGGAGAAAATGTGCGTGCCGGCGCCGAGCCGGGCGACGGTTTACCGTATCCTGAAGGAAGACATCCTGCCCGGGGACCTGGTACTCGGCCGCGAGGGCCCCGACGCCTGGCGCAAGAAGATCATGCCCAAGACCCGCCGCGACTACTCAGACCTGGCCCGCTACGAGATACTGGTCGGCGATGGGCACACATTTAACTTGTTTATCAACTATAACGGCCGCGCGATTCGGGCGAAGCTTAGTATGTGGCAAGACTGCCGTACACGGGCGATCGCCGGGTGGTGCGTCGCCGTACACGACAATTCAACGACTATCGGGCTGGCGCTCCGGCATGCGATACTGCCCAAACCCAACAGCCCGATCCAAGGCGTGCCCCTAGAGATCTACGTCGACCACGGCAAAGACTATTTGTCCAAACAGATGGCCGGGGTCTGCGCCCGCCTGGGCATTGAAATCCGGCCCTGCACTCCACATACACCCTGGGCAAAGCTGATCGAGCGTACCTTCGGCGTGCTGGATTCCAGGTGGCTCCGCCACTTACCGGGGTGGTGCGGCAACAGCCCGGAAAACCGGCCGGAGGGATTCGATGAAAAGAAGCTCCTGGCGGCCGGCAAGCTTTTGGCCATGGAGCAGCTCGTGGCCGAGTTTAACAGGATCGTGGATGAGTACAACCGCCGGGTGCACTCTGAGACTGGTAAGGCCCCAATTGAGTTATTTGGTGAGTTGCCCCCGGTCCGGCCAGAAATGCCGGACCCACGGGCACTCGACATTCTGATGATGCGTATTGCTGAAGTCAAGGTGTACGCGGACGGGATCCGACGCTGGAATTACCGGTATTGGGATGATGCCCTGGTGCCGGTCGTCGGCGAAACGGTCACTATCCACTACGATCCCAACCGCCTGGGCGAGCTGCTGGTCATCCACCGGGGCCGGGCCCTATGTGTGGCAAAGTCTGCCGAGGCACTGAGCATGCGGGCGTCCGAAGAACAAGTGCGCGACCATCAGCGCAAGCAGAAGCGGGCCCGAAAGTTCTTCCAGGAGCGGTTGGACGCATGGCAGGAATTGGCTAGTGAAGATGAGCCAAAGACCCCGGCGACCCCGGCTGCGATACCCGGGGCCAATGCCGAGGCCGGCCGGCCGGCGGTGCCGCTAATCACCGGCCTTGAACAGGCGGCCAAGCTGCGCGACAAGGACGCCGTCCAGGGCGACGACCAGGATCTGCCCGCGCGGCGAGACCGGGCCAGAGAGTTCCTGCTCGACCGCGGGCGCCAAGTACTGAAAAAGATTAAGGAGGGTTAACGAAATGGCGGTAGTCGTCAGTCAGGATGCGCAGGTGAATGATCTGCGCAACTACTTCCGGCTAAAGGTGGAGAACGAGGGCGCGACCGTGGCCGGCATTGCCCGGGAGATCGGCAAGAGCCACACTGCGGTCAGTCGCTTCCTATCCGGCTCCTTGGCCAGCAAGGAAATCATGGACAAGCTGGCGGAGCTGAAGGATCGCTGGGACGCCGATAGCGGCTTTCAGCCAGCGGAACCGGAGCCCGAGCCGCGGGTGTACCGGCGCAGCATCGACTTTATCCGCACCGAAGACGCCCAGCAGGTAATCGCTATTTGTGACCTGTGCCAGGCGGAGCGGGAAATCGGTGCCATTATCGGGCCGGCCGGTACCGGCAAGACCACAGCCTTGCTCAAGTTCTGCGAGATGAACCCCGACGCGGTCTACGTGCGCGGCGATGTGTCGATGACGGCCAAGGAGTTGCTCCTTGAGATCGGGGACCGCCTGGGCATTGATGCCGGCTACGGCTCAATCCGCTCGGTGATGAGAAAAATCGTGACCAGGTTGAAGGAACGCCCATCCCTGCTCATCATTGACGAAGCGGATCTGTTGGTAAGCTTCACAGTGCGCAAGATGGAATTGTTGCGCACCGTGCACGACGAAGCCCGCATGGGCTTGGTCCTCTGCGGTATGCCACGCTTGGCCGGGTACCTGCTACGTGGTCCGTCGATGAAGGAGAACCTGGCGCAGTTTTACTCCCGTGTTGCTTACACGGCCAAGCTCACCGGGTTGACCAGGCGAGAAGCCGAGGCCATCTTGCACGAGTTCGACCTTACCGACAGCGCACGCAAGATACTGGTGTCCCGGGCGCTGGACAGCAAGCGCGGTGGGATGAGGCGATTTGCAAAACTACTTGGCCGTTCGCTTGACCTGGCCGATGGTAAGCAGATAAACAAGGAGATCGTCGAGGACGCCGGCCGGCTGCTGCTGTCGCTTGAAGACTAACCGACCAGGAGGGGTGGGTGGCGCACGTGGATGAAGCGGTGAAAGCTTGGATAGAGGCGCAGTTCGATCTAACCAGCATAACTGTTTCGGACTTCCCCCTACTCCCGGCCGGCCAGATGATCACCGACCGGGATGGAGCAACCATGGTGGTTTACTGGGACATCGCTCGCCAACGGGTGGCCACACTGCTGCCCAACTGACTGCCGAAACCCTCGGCCGTAGGGCCGGGGGTCGTGACGGGGGTGGCTCCCCCGCTGCCTGATGACCGCGCATGGCGCGGGCCGGGAAACCGGTGGCAAGCCAAGAGGAGGGATCGCAATCCTAATCCTAAAGCGCAAGTCTTACAAACTGAACGGCCAGGCCATCCGGGGTGCGCTGACGACTCGGACGGATGATTTCCTACAACACGTTGAGCGCGGACTCATCGAGGACAAACTGAGCTTGCTGGGCTGGACGGTGGTCGTCTTAGCCGGCCTAATGCTGGCCGGGCAGGTAATCAGGATGTTGGTGGTGTCGGTGTTTGGCTGATTGCTATGCCTGCGGGCGTCCCCTGGGGCTGCCTTGGTCGGTCGGCGGGACGATCTACCACTTCTGTCTGGTCTGCTGGGCGACGCACCTTGCGCGCAATCGGCAGGCCGTGGCGTTGGGCAAATGGGGGCGGACGGCGGAGCGGGTTGCGAGGTGAGACAAGTGTTTTGGGGCGGGATAGTGGTCGGACTTTTTGTCGGCGTATTTGTGGGTGTGTTTGTGGCGGCGCTGTGCGCGGCATCCAAGCGGGGCGAAGAATTTTAAAAAAGGGGTGGTCTGATGCAAACGTTGCGGGCGTGGGTGGTAACGGATGTTATCGGCAGCCAGGTGGTTTTCACTCGGACGCGCGACGAGGCGATCGGGGTGATAGAAGATCCTCAGATAGTGCCGACCAGCACCGAGATCTCGGTGCGGCGCGTCAAGGAATTCGATCGGTACGCCGAGGCCGGCCGCGTGCCAGCCCGGGTGCTTGTGGAACACGGTTGGCAAGTACCTTGCTGGCGGTGTGGTGAGTTGGTGGGCGAAGACAGCCTACGTTTCGGCGCAGAGATCGAGGACGAGGCGCTTTGTGCGCTATGTGCCCCGGAACCGGAGGCCGAGGCGGAGGGGTGACGGAATGGCGCTAGCTGATTGGGGGGGTAATTAGCCGTGGCGGCCCTGGCCGGGCTGACCGCCAGGGCTAAAGGGAGATGATCATTGGTGGCCCAGTCCGATATACTGCAAAAACTGTATCGCCCGGGCGATCTGGTCAAGATCGACTGGGGGTGGCAGAAACGCGACAACCTTAGCTACGGTGACGAGGGCGAAGTGACGTTGGTGACCAAGCGGCTGATTGAGGTGAAACACAGCAGGTTGGGCTACGGTTTCTCGGTATCACTGAATCAGATCGTGAGTGGAGTGCGGGTTACTGTGATTAAGCGAAAGGAGGAACAGGAGATGTCGGAGGTTGATGGCCAGCATGGCGAAGAACAATCCCCGCCAGAAGAGAGACCGCGCCGGCGGTCGAGGTCTATGGCCTGGCGCGAGATACTAACGCGCGACATGTACCTGCAGCTCAAGGCCCTGGGCCGGACCGACAAGAGTATACGGCTGGAGTATGGCATACAGGGCGATTCAACATGGCAGAAATGGAAGAGAGATCAAGGGTTACTCCCCTCTTCTGCAGTGAAGGATAGGCCGGCGCGACCGGCGGCGGCTGGGCCGGAAGCGCTAACCGCCGGCGAAGCGATCAACATCAAGTGTATCTGCGGCGGCGACTGCCGCCAGGGCGGGATGACACTTGCCGAGGCGCTGACCAAGGTCGAGTTTTTGCGAGAAGACATCGCCTGCGTCAAGAGTCTGTTGGCTCGTGAAGACGGGGCGCCGATCACGCAGGGCATCAGAGGAGTGCTCAAACAGGCTTTGAGCAATTGGGAAGCCGAACTGGCACAGCTTGAGAATGCGAGAGTCCAGCTACCAGCTTAGGTTTGACTCCGGCCCGGCGCGATCCGGGCGGGGGTGAGGCCTAACCTAACTGATGAAAGGAGCGATGCAAATGCCACGGGTACGCTTAGAAGGAACGGTGTTGCGGAGTTGGGACGATGTAAACCTCAACCTGCGGGAGATTGGTGAGTGCCAACTGGCGGTCGAGGCCATAGAGGCCGAGTTGACTGAGAAGATCCACGATCTCAAGCTCGATGCTGAGATGCGTGCGAAGCCGCTGAGAGACCGGGTGAAAAAACTCGAAGTAGAGATCAAGGAGTTTACCGAGGCCCACCGGGACGATCTGGGCAAAAAGAAAACCATGTTCCTCAACTTCGGCAAGTTGGGTTTTCGGAAAAGCACCCGTATCCAACTACCCCGGGCAGCCACAAAACTGGCGGAGATTATCAAAAAACTCAAGGCATGCGGTATGACTGACTGCATTGTACAGCCGCCAGAAAAAGTGGACAAGGATGCCCTGAAAAAGTACCCCACTGCTGAGATCTTAAGGGTGGGCGCGGGCGTAGTGGAAGAGGACGTGTTCTGGTACGAGTGGGATCGTGAAAGGTTGCAGGATCAGGGGTGATACGGTGACGCCGACGGCACGGCCGTACTCAGAAGATGAGAAGACACTGGTCGAGCACTTTCGCCAGGCGCTCAAGGCCCGGGGTGTAAACCGGGTACCCAGGGACTGGCATCTGAAACAGCTGGCCACGGCCCGAGCCATGCTCGCCGGCGAGAACGCTCCCAGCCTGGATGATTGGAAAGCCTGTATCGACTGGGTGCTGACGAAAGAACCGTACTGGCGTGATCGTGTGGATCACCTGGCCCGCGTTGAAGCACTCTGGCCGCGGTTTGTGCTTCAGGCCAGGCGGCCCGGGCCCGGCCGGGGCTCGCACAACGAGAAGGAACGTCAGATAATCCGTGAGATGATTCGCAAGTTGTACGAAAACTAGGGGTGGTGTCGTGGGCCAGTTGAGCATGATGCCGGGAATGACTGCGGAAAAACGGCATATTGCCAACATAATCGCAGGATGCCGGGGCCGGAGCAAAGCCGTCCAGGCGCGGCACATCGGTTACAAGGTCGGCCTCCCCGAACGCAAAGTCCGAGAGATTATTAAGGAATTGGTCGAGCAACACCACCTGCCAATCGGCAGCACCCCTGCGAATCCCGGCGGGTACTATATCATCACTGATTCCAAGGAGTTGCGCCAGGTGCGCCGCTCCCTGGTCCGCCGGGCGGTGTCGATCTTGAACCGAGCCAAGGCTTACGACCGGGCGGGGTGGGTCGCTGAGATGGCCGGTCAGTTGTCGCTCAAGCTGGAATCATCGGAAAAAGAGCCCGACTAGGGCTCACTGTGGGAGGGGGTAAAGATCGTGGCTGAACTGATCACGGCGGCGCAGGTCAAAAAGATCTGGGCGGTGGCACGGCATCAACTAGGGTGGGATGAGGATTTGCTGAGGACAGTGGTGGAGAACATCACGGGATCGAACCGGATCTCGGCATTGACCAAACACCAGGCCAACCGCGTGATTGACGACCTGGACGCGCGGGCAAACGGTCGTCCGGGTATGGCCACCAAACGACAGATCTGGAAGATCCGCCGACTGGAGGCGGAGCTCGGCTGGGACCAAAATCCGAAACGCTTGCGGGCGTTTCTGAAGAAGTACTACAAAGTTGAGCGGCCCGAGTGGCTGCGATTTCAGTCCGCCTGGCGGGCCATCGAGAGCCTGAAACGGATCAAGGAGAGTGGTCAAGATGCCGCATCTCAGTAAAGAGGCAGCCATTCCGGCCGATCAGTTGCCGGAGCCGTACCGGCGCATCAGCGAGATTGCAGGGCTGGATGCGGCACTGGAGATGGCCCGGGAGTTCGGGGGGCAGAGGGTTTACTTCCCGCAGTTGGGACGCCTGAACCAGCTTGTGAGGGACAGGCAGATACGCCAGCAGTATAACGGCTACAACACAAAGGAACTGGCCAGGCGGCACGGACTCTCGGAAAGCCGGATACGCAAGATAGTGGTGGCGCGGCAATAGCCGCGCTTCCCCTTTTGTGCGCGCGTTTGTCCCAACTATTTGGGCAAAATGTGCGCGTTTTCGGGGTTTTCGGCGGTTTAGCCGGTATAATGTCTGCAAGGATCTCATGAGAATTTAAGGCAGGTATGGAAATAATGCATAGGATCTGCATAGACCCCGGGCACGGCGGGAGAGATCCGGGAGCGGTCGGACCGACCGGGCTCCGTGAGTCGTTTGTCACGCTTGAGGTGTCCTTGGATGTCGCTGCTCTGTTAGCGCCCTTGGCCCAGGTGACGATGACGCGGCAATCAGACGAGACGGTGGCCCTGGATGTGCGGGCAAGGATCGCCAACAACGCCGGCGCTAACATCTGCGTCAGTATCCACTGCAACGCTGCCGAGGACCGGAGCGCCACCGGCATCGAGGCTTTCCACCACCCCAACAGCAGCGAGGGTCAGCGGCTGGCAAACGCGATTCTGAAACTGCTGATCGCGGCCACCGGGCAGCGCAACCGCGGCGTTAAGACGGCCACTTTCGCAATGGTCAGGTTGCCCAAGATGCCGGCGGCGTTAGTGGAGTTACCGTTTATTTCTAACCCTGCCGATGAGAAGCTGCTTGCCGATCCCGGTTTTCGGCGGACCTGTGCCCGGGCGATCGCCCAAGGGATTGCCGATTATCTGGGTTTGAGCCTACAGGAGGGGGCTGCAGATATGCCGTTTGTTGATACCAAGGGGCACTGGGCTGAGAAGGACATCGACCAGGCCGCGGACTGGGGCCTCCTGGCCGTGCCGGCGGACAAGCGCTTCCGCCCGAACGATACGATCAGCCGCGCCGAGATCGTGGTGCTGTTGGTGCGTACGGTCCGGTTCGTCCTGGCCGAAGTCCGCAAGATGCTGGGTAAATAACATACCGACAACCCCCACCCACGGGCCGGCCAATTAAAACTTATTCGGGAGTGAGATCATGACCGAAGTGTTGGTCGACATCGCAAAGGGCGTACTGACAATCCTGATTCCGATTGGCGTCGGCCTGGCGGTTGAGTTCATCCGCCGCCGCCTGGGGACTGAGCGTGTCCGCAAGATCCAGGCCGAGCTGCGGACCAAACAGGAACTGGCGTTCGTAGCGGTCAAGTTCGCGGAGCAGCTCTTGAGGTCCAGCGGCGGCGCGGAGAAGTACCGGGTCGCGTCTGAATGGTTGAGCAGCCAAGCTGCATCCAAGGGGATCAAAATCGACGCTTATGAGATCCGTGGCCTGATCGAGTGGGCTCTGCGGGAAATTAAAGACGAGTTGGGCAACCAGTGGGCGCAGATCGGAGGCGGCGCCGATGCCTGAGCTGCCAGCGGACCTCTACCGACCTGCATTGATAATAGTGTACACCTTGCTTGGGGCTGCACTAGCGGTGATTGGTTACTTTCTGCGGAATCTACACCGGACCATCGAGAAAGAACTCACCGCCCAGGATCAACTCATCGAGAATGTTCGTAACGACGTGAGCAACCTCAAGTCTTCTCTCCCGGTGAAATACGTGTTGCGCGACGACTTTATCCGCGCTGTGGCATCTTTGGACAACAAGATGGAGAACATTGGCCGGGAGGTCAGTGAAATCAATAAGAGCTTGAACCGCTTAATAGGAGGTAAGGGATAGTGGGGCTGGAAAAGTTCGAGGCGCGGATTACCCGCGGCCACCTGTTGCAGATCTTGAAAATCGCGTACCCGGGGCCGGCCAGTATTGAGCTGTTGGAAATCACGCTTAACGACCGCGCCTGCCCCACCTCGCCGGCGATTATCCGGGGATATATCGACTACCTAAAAGACAAGGGCTACGTGACCGTCTGGGACGAGCAGGACGACGCCCTGGGCGTGACCAGGACCCTGGTGAAACTGACAGCCGCCGGCGTGGATTTGGTGGAGGGCAACATCCCGGCGGACCCCGGGGTGGTGCTTAAGTAAAAGTGGGCGGCAAGAAGACGCGCAAGCACTACAAGGTCGAGGGGCTGCCCCAGGGGATTGTCGACGCCGTAAACCGGCAGCTGGTTGACGGCCGCACATACGACGACATCGTTGCCTGGCTCAACGACATGGGGCATGAGGTCAGCCGCAGTTCGGTGGGACGGTATGGCAAAGACTTCATGTCCAAACTGCAACGGCTGAAGATAGTCAAAGAGCAGGCCAAGGCTATTGTGGAGGTCAACCCCGACGCCCCGGCGACGGAGATGGCCGAGGCGGCGAACCAGCTGGCCACTCAGTTGATCATGGAGCTACTGATGGAGTTGGATCTGGACGACTTACGGGGGGCAAAGGTTACGGAAGTTCTCAAATCCCTGGCAAAATTGGAAACGTCGTCAGTCCGCCGCGAAAAGCTGAAGTTCGATTTCAACCGCGGCGTGGACGCGGCGGCCGCCAAGATCAAGGAAGCGCTGCGCGCGGAAGTCGCGGCAGATCCTGATCTGACGGCCAAACTCGCGGCCATTGTTGACCAGCAAGTCGAAGGGTTGAGGCGCTAAATGCTCATCAAGGACCTTATCGGCGAGCGACAGCAGGGCCTGGATTTCGCCGAATGGATGTGCAGGCACGTCAGACTGGACAATGGTCGGCCGTGGGATATGTCCCGGCGCCGGGCCCTGGTCGAGATCGTTGACAATTTAATACACCGGCAGGTCACCATCTTAAAGGGCGCACAGACGGGCTTTTCCACACTGTTTCTGGGGTTTGCGATGTACCTGTTGGATCAGGTGCGGCGGAATGTGATCTACTTCCTCCCCACACAGAAAATGTCTGACCGGTTCTCGACAACACGGATGGACGCCTTCGTGAATCGAAGCGAGTACCTGCGTAGTAGGCTGCGGGGCACAGACCAAACCGCACTCAAGGAGATCGACACCCACTTCCTCTACTTCGTTGGGTTGCAGAGCGTGTTGGGCGCGATCAGCATTCCGAGCGACTGCAACCTGTATGACGAAGTGGACTTGATCGACCAGGAGAACCTGGAATGGTCCCTGGACCGCATCGCCGCTTCCGACCTGGCACTCCTCCGCTACTTCTCCGTGGGCATGTTCCCCGGAATCGGCATCGATGAGCGCTTTCTGGACGGCGACCAGCGGTTGTGGCACGTGATCTGTCCGCGGTGCCGGCTCGACCAGGTGGTGGAAGACGACTTCCCCGCCAACTTTGTCCGGAAAGATGGCCGGGTGCTCCTGGTGTGCGTCCGCTGCGCGGCGCCGATGGACGTAAACCAGGGTCACTGGGTACCCCAGAGGCCGGAGCGCAGTCAGGACCATGTCAGCTTCCGGGTGCCGCAGCTGATCATGACGGGACTGAACCTGCAGTTCATTTGGGACCGGTACCAGCGGGTCAAGGACAAGCCGAGTAAGTTGGCCAAGTTCAAATGCTCGGTCCTGGCCAAGCCCGACGGCGGCAACCTGCAGCCCATCACCGAAGAGGTCTTGGATCGGGTGCGCATGGTAAGCAACTACTACTTCCATGACTTCTGGGGAGAAAGCGTAACCGGGATCGGCATCGACATGGGCGACAAAGCTCATATCGCCGTGGTGGCGCCCTTCGGCCCGGAGGGCATTAGGCCCCTGTACTTCCAAGAAGTTGATGTAGAGGACCTCATGGACCGGGTCAAGGTGCTGGAGCTGGCTTATAACGCAGGCGCACTGGTGATAGACGCGATGCCTTACAAGACCACTAGCAAGCAGGTGGTCCGGGCCCTGACCAGGGCTACGGGCTACATACAGTATTTCAAAGGCGACGACGTCAAGGAAGGCACCGAAGGCGAAGGCGACAGGGCGGTGCGCAAGGTCACCGTGGACCGGGACGAGTCCCTGGACGAAACGACGGATCTGTTTGCGACCGTCCCCCCCCTGGCCATGTTGCCCAAGCCGCGGACGGCTGCCGAGGACGAGACAATAAAAACGGTGTGCCAGCACCTGAAGCGGCTGGTGAAGGAAAAGGAAAGGGACAGTGACGACGACAGCGCGGCGCGCTATAAGCGCAAGGTTCAGAACCACTACGGCATGGCGCTGAACTCGGCCCGGATCGCGCTCTGGCTGGCTACCGGCAAGGGCGCCAAAATCGGGCCGGTAGAGTACACCACGGTGGTTACCAGGCGGGCCAGGTTCGGTAAGGGGGCTTACTAGTGACGATCTACGGGCCGGACGGCAGACCGATCCGGAAGAGCAAGAACAAGCCGATTCTGGACGAGATCGCGGTCGTAAGCGTTCGCGACAGGTGGTCTTCTTATCCTTCGCATGGCCTGGCGCCGGACAAACTGGCCCAGATCTTCAAGGAGGCCGACGACGGTGACGTGTACCGTCAGATGGAACTCTTTGAAGAGATGGAGGAAAAAGATACACATCTCTTCTCGGAATTGCAGAAGCGCAAGCAGGCGGTCCTCGGCCTAGATTACACTATCGTACCCTACTCTGACGACCCGGCCGACAAGAAGGCCGCAGAGGTTGTCGAGAAGGCGATGGAATTTGAAGGTCTGGAAGAAATCCTCCTGGACATTCTGGATGCTATTGGCAAGGGGTTCTCGGTCTCTGAAATCATGTGGGAGATTAAAGACGGCCAGGTCCTGCCCCGGGAGTTGAAGTGGGTCCACCCAAAGCGGTTCACCTTCGGCGAACTGCTCCGGGGCAAAGATCCGAACGAGTTCAGACTATTGACAGACAAGGAGCCGGTCCATGGGATCGCGCTGCCGGAGAACAAATTCGTGATCCACAAATACAAGGCTCGCAGCGGACACCCGTCGCGGGCGGGGATCATCCGGGTCTGCGCCTGGATGTATCTCTTCAAAAACTACAGCCTAAAGGACTGGCTAACCTTCGCGGATGTCTACGGGATGCCGTTGCGGCTTGGAAAATACGACGCGAGCACCAGCCCGGAGGACAAAAACGCTTTAATCCAAGCACTTATCCAGTTGGGTACCGATGCCGCCGGCGTGATCTCAAAGAGCACCGAAATCGAATTTGTTCAGGCCATGAAGGGCTCCGGCCAGGGAGAAAACATCTTCGAGGCTCTGGCGAGTTTCTGCAACAAAGAAATGAGCAAGGCGATCTTGGGACAAACCTTGACCGCTGATGTGGGCGATACGGGCTCCTACGCAGCCGGGAAGGTGCACAACGAGGTCCGGCACGATCTAACGAAGGCGGACGCCAAGGCCCTGGCCGAGACCCTGCGGCGGGACCTGTTCCGACCGGTTGTGCGCTTCAACCTGGGCGATGGGCCGAACCTGCCCTGGTTGAAATTCGATCTAAGCGAACCAGAAGATCTGGAGAAGTCGGCGAAAACCTATTCGATCCTAATTAAAGAGTGCGGACTGCCGGTCGGCAGAAAGCATGTTTATGAGAAGTTTGGGATTCCGGCGCCGGCGAAGGGCGAAGAGATCCTGGTTCCGCCCGGCAGCGCGCCGGCGGAATCCCCGCTGGCGATGAAGACGCTGAAAGGCGCGCCGCCGGAAGACCCGCAGGCGGACATCGACGCCTTGGCCGACCGGGCTCGGGAGCGAGCCGCGGCCGCCCTGGACCGGATGATCGAACCGGTGCGCCAACTTATACTGTCCGGCGGATCTCTGGGTGAGATCCAGGACCGCTTGGCCGAGCTGTACGAACAGATGGATGAGTCGGAGTTTGAGGAGATCCTGGCGCAGGCGATGTTCGTGGCCGACCTTTACGGGAGGTACGCGGCCGGTGCGAATTAAGCGAATTAAGCTTGAGCCCCTCGCCTTCCAGGAGGCTGTGGACTTTTTCCGGGACAAGGTAATCCTGAAGCCCGGGGACTTCGAGCGGCTGTGGGCAGAGGCCAAAACCAGGGCGTTCACGGTGGCCGGAGTGGCCAAGGCGGACGTGTTGAAGGACATTTTCGACGAGCTAGCGAGAGCGCTGGAAGAAGGCTTGACCCAAGAGGAATGGCGACGGAACGCGAATGAGATCTTGGAGCGCAGGGGTTGGTCTGGGCTGACGCCCTTCCGGGCGGACAACATTTTCCGGACCAACGTGCAGACCGCGTACCAAGTCGGCCGGTACCGGCAGATGACCGACCCGGACGTGGTTGACCGGCGGCCCTACTGGATGTACGACGCGGTAAATGACCGCCGGACCCGCCCCACTCACCTGGCGCTGGACGGCAAGGTCTACCCGGCCGACCATCCCTTCTGGGACACGTGGTATCCCCCTAACGGGTACCGGTGCCGGTGCGGAGTGGTCAGCCTCAGCGAGGACCAGGTCCGCCGGCGGGGGCTGAAGGTGGAGACCGAGATCCCGGCGATGGTCGAGCCCCCCGGGCAGGTTGCCCGGCAACTACTCCCGGACCCGGGGTTCGAGCACAATCCGGCAAAGGCGGAGTGGAGCCCGGACCTGAGCAAGTACCCGCCGGCGCTACGGCGAGCATTCGAGGAACATAAACGTAATAGATCGTCTCAGATTCAGTAGTTTCGACGAGGTAACGGCATGGTTTCGGGCCGGTAACGGGGCGGTAACGGCCAGGTAACGACGGCGGGGCAGCGGCGAAACAAACCCGAAACAAGGGCAAACCCAGACGGAATAAGCAAGAACGGCTATGGGCACGGGTGACAGGTTTCAAGCAGGTAACGGCCAGGGGGCGCACAGGTAACGGTTAAGTAACGGCTCCCGGCGCTTGGGGAAGGCAAACCGAAACCAGGGCAAAGCTAGACGGCTCAAGGGATGCGGGGCACGGACAGCGCCCCAGGTAACGGCAGGTAACGGTCTGGAGGTGAGATGGTTGAAGCACGAATTGATCCCGCTGTTGCTGAACGGATTGGCGGTTGTAACCGACGGTGCACAGGTGCCGGAATGGGTGCAGCTCCTTGCATACGGCGATTTGCGATCGGACCACGGTCCGTTTGTAAATGACGATCAGGCCATGGCGGAGATGATCAGAGCCTTCTCTTCCAAGGGCAACGACGTGGTGATTGATTATGAACACCAAACTTTGAAGGACATCCAGGCACCGGCCGGCGGCTGGATCAAGGAACTGCAGGCGCGGCCGTCCGGGCTGTGGGCGCGGGTGGACTGGACCGATCGCGCCCGGAGCTATATTGCCAACAAGGAATATCGGTACCTCTCCCCTGTCGTGCTGGTCCGCAAGTCGGACAGGCGGGCGGTGATCCTGCACTCGGTGGCGCTCACCAACGCGCCCGCGGTGCACGGCATGCAGCCCTTGATCAATAAAATTGACCTCAGCGGTCTACAAAAGGAGGATGATTCGGTGAAGGAGTTTCTGTTGAAGATCTGCAAAGCCCTGGGGTTGCCCGAGACCACGTCGGAAGATGACGTGTTGAAGGCGATTCAGGGATTGCAGGCGGCGGGTGCAGTCGTGGCCCACAAGGACGTCCTGGCGGCCCTGGGCGTGGCCGACGGCGCCACCAAGGACCAAGTCCTGGCGGCCGTCACCGGACTGAAAGGCGCCGGCGACCTGGTGGCGAACAAGGAGATCCTCGAACTGCTCGAAGTGCCGGAAACGGCGGACCTGAACACGGTTAAGGGCAAGATCCTGGCGCTCAAGAACCCGAGCGGCTACGTCAGGGTCGAGGAGTTCAATGCGCTAAAGACCAAGCTGGATCTGCGGGACCGGGACGAGCTGGTGCAAATGGCGATGAGGGCCGGCAAGATCGCGCCGGCGCAAAGGGCCTGGGCGGATGAGTACGCGCTCAAAGATCCAGCCGGCTTCAAGGCGTTTGTTGATTGTGCGCCGGAAGTCGTGCCGCTCAACCAGCGTGTCGCCGATGCGCCGGGCGGCGGCGGGCGCCCCGCGCTCGACGAAGCCCAGCTGATGATCAACAAGCAATTGGGCATCGACGACGAGACGTTCAAGAAGTACGCGGGCAAATAGCCCGGCTACCTAAAACGGAGGTGACTTAGTAGTGGCTTTGAGTAAAGACCGGAACACCCCCCGGCGCGAAGGGGACTTCCTAGTCCTGGACGTGGCGGCGAACACCAAGATCTTCGCCGGCGCACTGGTGGTCGTGAATGCCTCGGGTTACGCCGCCCCGGGATCCACGGCAACGGGGCTTAAAGCGGCCGGCCGCGCCGAGGAGCAGGTGGACAACATCGGCGGCGCCGCCGGCGCCAAGAGCGTGACCGTACGTCGGGGCGTTTTTAAGTTCAAGAACGCCGCCGCCGACCCAGTAGGAATCGCCCGCATCCTCGACACATGCTACATCGTTGACGACGAGACCGTGGCGGCATCTAGCGGCACGGGCACACGGTCGGCCGCGGGCAAGGTTGTCGGCATCGACCCTGACGGCGTCTGGGTTGAGATCCGCTAATCGAAAACATCGAAAACAAGAAAAGGATGGTCCTAACAAATGATCATCAACAGTGAAAACTTGCGGGCTGCGAGCAGGGGATTCAGGGCGCTCTTTTACCAGGCGCTTGAGGGCGCCAAGAACCCGTACGACCTCTTGGCCATGGTTGTTGACTCCAACTCCCCCGAGGAGACATACAACTGGCTGGCCGCCCTGCCGCAAATGCGTGAGTGGCTCGGTGACCGGGTGGTCAAGCAGTTGGCCGCGGCCGGCTTCACCATCCGGAACAAAGACTGGGAGGCTACCATCGAAGTTGACCGCAACGAGATCCTCTTCGATAAGCTCAACCTGGTCCGGCCTCGAATCCAGATGTTGGCCCAGTCGGCGGCAACGCATTATATGAACCTAATTGTGGCGTTGTTGGCTGGTGGCTTCACCAACCTCTGCTACGATGGACAGTACTTTTTTGACACCGACCATGAAGGCGGCTCCAACCGTACCAACCAGCCCCTGAGTCCCACCAGCTACAATGCCGCCTACGCCGCCATGATGTCCCTGGTTGACGAAGAGGGGCAGTCTCTCAACATTACGCCCACTCATCTGGTGCACGGTCCGGCCCTGCGCGCCGCCGCTTTGGAGATTTTGCAAGCGGAGCGACTGGCGAATGGGTCGACCAACATCAACCGGGGGACGGCCGAACCCTTACTCTTGCCGCAGCTTGCGGGGCATCCGACGAAGTGGTTCCTTGTCGACTTGTCTAAGCCAATCAAACCGATCATCCTGCAGATTGCAAAGAAGATCGACTTTGCGGCGCTGGACAGCCCCACCGACGAGAACGTCTTTATGCGCAAGAAGTTCTTGTACGGGGTCGACAGCATCGACAACGCCGGCTACGGCCTGTGGCAGCTTGCCTACGGTTCGACGGGCGACAGTGTGTAACGACTTCTCTCAAAGGACGTACGTCCGAGGTCCTACAGGGTCCGCCCTCCGGGGCGGGCCTGCCGGGGCCGCCGGAGACAGCGCCGGCGATCCCGGGAGGCAAACAAAACGAAAGGAGCGGAGATTATGCCCCTGAAGATCATCTCGAAAAAGGACGGTTTCCGGCGGTGCGGGGTCGCGCACCCGGCAGCTGCGGTTATCCACCCGGACGGGACCTTCACCCCGGAGCAGATTGCAATCCTGAAGGCGGAACCGATGCTGATTGTTGAGGAGATCCCGGACGAAAAGCCGCCGAAAAAGGAAGCTAAGTGATGTACTGTACGCTGGACGACCTTAAGGCGCAGGTCCAGGAGCGCGTCCTAATCGAGCTCACCGACGACGAGGGCCTGGGCGCGGCCAACCGAGCGCGGGTAGACGCGGCGATCGCGGCCGCGACGGACGAGATCAACGGCTACTGCCAGGCGCGCTACCCCGTGCCGTTCAACCCAGTGCCGGGGTTCATTAAAAAACTCGCAGTCGACATCGCGCTTTATAACCTCTTCGCCCGCAGGGGCTACGACGAGGAGAGCGCCGACAGGTCTATCGTTGACCGCTACAAGGCGGCAATTCGGGTGCTGGAGAACGTCGCCCGGGGCCTTGTGACCCTGGGCGCGCATGAGCCGCCCGCGACTTCAGGGGTGGACGTTCGCTTCAGCGAGCGCGTTTTTTCGCGCGAGAAGCTGGAGGGGTTTTAGTGAGTGGGATCACGCTGCAGGGTGACTGGAGGCGCCTGGAGGAAAACATGCACCGGTTGACGCGGATTAACTTCACCGCGCTGCACAAGGAGATCGGCGAGCAACTGGTCGCCAGCACGCAGATGCGGTTTAAGGAAGAGACCGCGCCCGACGGGACGAAGTGGCCGCAGTCGATCCGGGCCCGGGAAGAAGGCGGCCAGACCCTGAGCGACACCCGCCGCCTACGGAGCTCCATCACCTACGCCGCCCGGCCGGACCGGGTCGAGGTGGGCACGAATGACAAGCGCGCTTCTGTACACCAGAACGGCGCGGTGATCAAACCCAAGCGCGCCAAGCATCTGAGGTTCCGGATCGCCGCCCGCTGGGCGCAGAAGGAGGAAGTCCGCATCCCGGCCCGGCCGTTCATCGGCTTGAGCGACGACGACCATGCGGCCATCAACGAGATCATCAAGAACCGGATCGAGGAGCAGCTGAAATGATCAAGGCGTGCAAGGACCACCTGGCCGCTGCCCTTGCCGCCGCTGGCATCGAAAGAGTCTTTTACCGCCGGGAAGAGGCAGAGAAGCACCAGGTGTTGCCCTTCGGGGTGTTGATGACCGGCGACGAAACACTGCGCTTCGACGGCTCTCTGGTGGCATCGGCGGAAGGCCCGGGCAACGATGAGCGCACCTACCGGCGCCGCACCCATCGGCGGGTGCGGGACATCAAGGTGGCGATCATCCACCGTTCGGATGACCAGGCTGAGACCGCAGGCGAAACATTCTTGGCCGCTCTCGATCGGCGGATCTTCGACGGCGACGGCAACGCGATCCTGGTATCCGCCCGGGGCTCTGAGCCGGACGAAGACGACAAGAGCCTTCTGCGGCAGCGGTCCGGAGCGGTTTACCTGGTGACCTTTGAAGGTGGCGTGTATCAGGATAAGGTTGTCAAGGTCCTGCCTCTGGAGACCGCCCTTGAGGTTGAATAGGAGCTTATGGAGGAGGTGTAAGCATTGTCCAGAAGCAGGTCGAGCGGGGCGACGGGCTCCGAAAATCATTCAACAGATCTGCCTGCGGCGTTACCGGCGACGCAAAACACGGCAGAGCCGGAAACCTTTCCCGTGGAGGAGTTGGCCGCGCGGCTCAATGTACCGGCTTGGGCCTTCAACGGGATGATGGTTCGCTACGGCTGGGGCAAGGGCAAGGAACTGACGGAACACGAGTTCGTCAAAGCAAAAAAGGCCTTCCTGGAAGGCCCGATGGAGGTGAAATAAATGCCGCTGCCGGATGTAAATGTAAGGATCTTGGACGGGGGCCTGGGGCTCTTGCCGCCTGGGGTTTCCGGACTGCATGCCAAGGTGGGTGTGTGCTCCGCAGGTGCCGTGAACGAGATCGTATCTACAACAGATATAGGCAAGATTGCCGATCTCCTCGGTACCGGCCCGCTGGCAAATGCGCTGTACGACAGCTTCGCCGCCGGCGCGAGGACGGTCTACGCAGTGCGGGCGAATGGCGACATCGCCGGCTCGATCGGCACCGTCACGGCCACCAAGGCCGGCCTGGGCAACATGACCGTCACCGGTGCGCCGTTGGACAACTACCACCTGGTTGTCGAGATCGTGGATTCGGGTGCCAAAAACGTAGCCACATTCAAGTACAGCTTGGACGGCGGGAACAACTTTTCGCCCAAGATCACAGTGCCGACGGGGCTCACCTACGCGGTACCGGGTACCGGGTTGACGCTGAACTTCAGCGAACACGCGACGAACCCAGCGCAGTCGTTCCTGGCCGGTGACCGGTACACTTGCCGCACCGTAGCTCCGCGGGCCAGCGTGAACAGCGTGATCGCAGCGGTTGACGCGCTCCTGAACTCGGGTTACCTGTACGAGTTCATCCATGTCGTCGGGCCATCGGACGCAGCCATGTGGGCCGCCCTGAACACCAAGGCCGTCGCCGCCCAAGACAAATATCGCTACATCCACTTTCTGTCTGAGGCCCGCGGGCCGAACGAGGGCGAAACGGTGGACCAGTGGGTGGCTGCCCTGCTCACAGCCAAGGCCAGCTTCGCCAGCACCCGCGTTTCGATCAGCGCCGGGCGCATCGAGTTGCCCGACACGGGCACCGGCCGCCTGGTGGAGCGGAACGGCGCCGGGCTTTACGCCGGGCGCGTCAGCGCGATTCCGGTTCAAGAGTCGCCCGGCAAGGTCATGACTGGCCCCCTGCCCGCGGTGGTGCGCCTTAGCCCCAGGAGTATCAGTGACGGCCACATCCTCGCCCTTGACGAGGCCGGTTTCATCACCTTCCGCCAGTACATCGGACTGTCCGGCTTCTACGTTACGAACGGCCGGATCGCCGCGGAGGCCATCTCTGACTTCCGGTTCGTCGAGCTGCGCCGGGTGATGGACAAGGCGTGCGGGCTGGTACGTACCGCCGCCCTGCGCTTCGAGCACGCGGAGGTCGACCCGATCAATGTCGAGAAGAGCTTCGCAGCTATCGAGGCGCAGTTGGCGGCGCCGCTCGACACCATGGTCGGCGCCGGCGAGATAGCCCGCGGGCGGGTTGTTATCCCGCGGGATCAGGACGTCCTGGCAACGTCCAAGCTGCGCATCAAGGTCCGGCTGGTACCGTTGGGTTACCTACGGGAGATCGAGGCCGAGATCGGCTTCGAGAATCCCTTCCGGTCCGCGGCGTAAAGGGGGTGTGTTAGTTGATCAACGGTAAGGAGTATAGTTGGGAAGACATCAGCGTGACCCTGCCCCACGGCGAACTGATCGGCATTCAGAACATTGAATACTCCGATAGCAAGGAAGTCGAGCCCGCTTACGGCAAGGGCTCGAACCCGCTGGGCTATGGCAACGGCAACTATTCCGCCGAGGGCAAGCTCACGCTCCTGAAGTCGGAGCACGACCGCTTTGTCGGCTACGCCAAGAAGCAGGGCAAGACCCTGTACGGCCTGGCGCCGTTTTCGATCAGCGTGAGCTACGCCAACGAGGACCAGCCGACCGTGACGGACATCCTTAAGGCTTGCAAGATCACGAAAGTCAGTCGGTCTAGCGGCCAGGGCGACAAGGAAGTCAAAGTAGAGTACGAGCTAAAAATCCTGGGCGGCATCGCCTGGGACGGACTGGATGCCAACTGACGCAACACCCTGCATACTGAGGGTTAATGCAAACAGAGGAGTCCTGGTCGGGGTGAGCACCGGCACCCCGGGGTGGGCGCCAGGGCAGGCACCCGGGCAGGCGGGGGCCCGGGAGCAAACTACTGGGGGTGTGAGGCAGCTATGCCGAACGATGAACAAATCAAAGCTTGGAAAGAGCAGCACGGCGATGTCTTTGAGGTCCGCGGCGAGGATGCCGGCGACCAGGAGATGGCCTTCTACTTCCGGAAGCCCGGCCGGGCGGACCTGTCCCGCTTCGCGAAGGAAGCGACAAAGGACGTCCTCCTGGCCACGAATAACCTTGTGATCAACTGCTTGTTGCATCCGGCATCCGACGTCGTACGCAAGTTGATTGATGATAAACCCGGCATTGTGCTGGCGCTGGGTGCGGAGTTGCAGAAGATCATCGGGAGCAATCAGGATTTTTTCTCAAGGAAATTGTAAGGCAGGTCGAGACCCTGCGCGAGGACGGGCTCGACCAAGCCGCAGCGCTTATCCGGTACCACTTCGGCCTGGCGCCGGAGGATGTCGAGCGGCTTGACGATGAGACTTTCTGTGACCTGGCGGCTCACGCCTATTTCTACGAAGATCGTCGGGCGCTGGCTGTTAAGCGGGGTGTGATCATGGCGATCCAGGAGGTCTTTAAGTAAAAGAAAACCGGCAGCGGTTACTGCCGGTTTGCGGGCTGGGAATTACGGCTCTTCCATTCTGCCTCAATACGCCGGGCGTCTTCGGAGCCTTTACGCCAGCCTTCTTTGATACCTGATACGGCTTCCTTTACACCGCTGATGACCAAGGGGGTCCCGCGCATGAAACCGACGATGATGCCCAAAAAGCAACCGATACCAAACAGAACAAGGAAAACCATGAGCCATGTCATTACCAAGACCTCCCTTCCCTTGTAGCGTACACCAACACAAGGGGCGTGTCAATAAATGGATTCGCTTTACAACCTGGCCGTAATTGTCAGTGTTGTGGATAAGCTTACCGGTCCGGTGCAGCAGATGGCTAAGACGTTTTCAAATTTTGAGAACACCATTCAGAAGGCCACGGGTATGGTCGACTTCGGGAACCGCATGGCGGTTTCTGGGGCACTGATCCAGGGTGCCGCTGATCAATCTGCGCGGGCGTTGACGTCTTTGCTTGCCCCGACGGCGGAAAATGAACGGGCGCTCGGCGAACTCGCATCGCTCGGGATTAAGAACCTCGACGATTTGACGGCCGCCGCGCGCCGGTTCAGCTCGGAGTGGGCCGGCACGACCGAGGCCCAGTTTATAAGCGCAGCATATAATATCAAGTCGGGGATCGCGTCCCTTACGGATGAGGGTGTCGCCCGCTATACCGCCCTGGCCGCCCTGACTGGCAAGGCCACCAAGGCCTCGACGGCCGAGATGACCAGCCTCTTCGCCACCGGCTACGGTATCTTCAAAGACCTGTACGGTAACATGTCGGATCTTCAGTTCGGGGAGATGTTCTCCGCCGGCATTGCAGCCGCCGTGCAACAGTTTAAGACCACCGGCTCGGGGATGGCCCAGGCGCTGACCACGCTCGGGGCCGCGGCGTCAACAGCGCGGCGCCCATTTGAAGAGCAGTTGGCCGTCCTCGGTATGCTCCAGGCCACCATGCCTGGGGGTGAAGCCGGCACGAAATATAAGGCGTTCATGCAGGCCGCCGCCCGGGCCGGCACGACACTGGGGGTCAGTTTCGTCGATGCCAACGGCCAGCTTCTGGGCATGGTAGATATCCTTTCGCGGCTGCGCGGGAAATACGGCGAGACCCTGGACGCCATTGAGAAGCAGCAGATCCAGAAGGCCTTCGGGTCTGATGAGGCCGTGGCATTGATCGATCTTTTGTACGGCAAGGTCGACGCGCTACGCGGCAATATTACCACGCTCAATGCGGCCGTGGGACAAGGCGAGGCATTCACTATCGGAATGGCTCGTGCCATGAACGATGACCTGGCGGCCAGCGCGGGTGTGTTGGGACAGAATATTTCGATTTTGAAACGCCTGATCGGTGATGAGTTATCGCCACTCATAAAGGCTTTCGTGCCAATAGTGCAAGGGTGGGTTCAGGGCTTCCAGCAGCTCGCCGTTAGTCATCCCACTCTGTTGCGATCAGCTCTTCTTATTGCGGCCATTGGCACCGCGGCATTGGCAATCATTGCCCCGATTCTTACTATCGGTGCCGGGCTCGTGATGATGGGAGGGTATATAACCTGGAGCCTCGCTCAGATGGGCAAGGCTCTGAAATGGGCAAAGGGACCTCTGAAGGATCTTACTGCGGCAGGCGTACGAAGCTTCACAATCCTTCGGCTGAATGTGTTGCGTGCGGCCACAGGGCTATGGACCTTTGGGCGGGCAGCCATGACCACCGCGGTCCGGGCGCTGCCAGCGTTGATCGCATCCGTCTGGTCTTTCACCGCGGCCCTGCTGGCCAACCCCATAACTTGGGTCGTTGTGGCCATTGTGGGCCTCGGAGCGGCCGTGTACGCGCTGTGGCGCAACTGGGACAAGGTGACCGGTTATCTGGTGGCCCGCTGGAACGGCTTCAAGCAAACGATCGCCGCCACCGGCGCATGGATCGGCCAGGCCTTCCAGACGATGGTGGCCTACGCCCGCCAGTATGCCCCGCTTCTCCTGGCCGTGATTATGCCGGTGGTCGGCATTCCGCTGCTGATCGCCCGCAACTGGGACACTATCAAGGACGCCGTCGGCAATGCCATCACGGCGGCGGTCAACCGCATACGCGCCAGGGCCCAGGACCTGCGGGCTTCCGGCCGCGCGCTGATCGACACCTTTGTGGCCGGCATAAGGAGCGTTATCAACAAGCCGGCCGAGGTCGTTCACGCCGGTCTGGCCAAGCTACGGCGGCTGCTCCCCTTCTCGAATGCGAAGGAAGGACCGCTTTCCACGCTGACTTACAGCGGCATGGCGCTGATCAATACTTTCGCATCTGGCATCCAGGCGCGCGCGCCGTACCTGCAGGCCGTGACCGCCTCGGCTCTCGGCGGCATCGCGCTGCCCGCCGGCCTGGGCTCCTGGGGAACGTCTCCTTTGGGCCGGACGCCGGCCGTGAATGTGCGGGAGGTCATCCGCGAATCCAGCCGCGAACGCGAAAGCGTCTTCACCCGCGACCGGCGGCCGATCGTGGTCGTCGTAGGCTCCGGCCAAAAACCGGCAACGGACTTTAACAGCTACATCGACCAGGCGCTGCGGTATCTGGACATGCAAGGCGATTAGGAGGCCCCGCGCGTGCAGTTGATCACCACCGACATCGGGCAGGTCAAGGTTGGCAACGTCATCCTGCCGGGCACGTTCGAGAGCCTGGAGATCCAGGCTGCCGTCAAGATGGATGAGGTCGAGATCAAGGGCAAGAAGGAGAAGGTCACGCAGGCCGTTGGCTACGACAACGCCCGCGTACGGCTCAACCTGATCCTCTTGCCGGCGGAGGACGGCGGCGACTGCACGGCCCAGGTGCAGACGATCCAGGCGGTTTTCCGGCGGTCCCCGGACCAGGAGAAGCCCGGCGTTTACCGTATCGTCAACAAGCATGTCCAGGCCCGGGGGATCAACGAGGTTATCTTCAGCGACTACAGGACGTTCGAGGATAACCGCTCCGACAAGTGCCTTGTGATCTGCGAGTTCGTCGAGCATGTCCCGATCAAGGTGACGGTGGCACCGAAGAAGAGCGCCGCGCCGGCTCCGAAACGGCCGGCACCCAAGAAAACGCCGCCGCCGGGCTTCGGCGATCTGCGCAAGGCCGAGCTGACCAAGCCCCCGGGGATGGGGGACCTGCGGCGGCTGGAAATGCAGGACAAGAAGGCGGCCACGCCGGCCAAAGATACGCGAGAGCCGAGCCTTGGGAAAAAGATCCTGGCCTGGCTGAGGGGGTCAGACAATCTTGGATAACCTGTTGTTCTCACCCTACATCGAACTCCGGGTCGCCGGCGCCCAGGTCCGCAACCTCTTCGACGCTTTCGACCTGTGGCTGTCGCGAAAAGAGCCGGCGGACGTCTGCGAGTTTACCATGCGGAAGGGGTTGCCCGACCTGGGGCTAGTCAAGGACGCGCCGATCGAGATCTGGGGCGGATATGACCTTAACCAGTCGTGGCTTCTCTTCTCTGGATATGTAACCGATCCCCGCGCTCCCCGCTTTCTTTGCAAAGATGAGGCGGTCAAGCTGTTCGGGACGCCGATCATTCAAACCTTCATCAATGTCACGCCGCAAGAAATCTTGATGTTCGCGTTGCGCAAAGCCGGCATTGCAGACGCTAACCTGGACCCGGCGCCCTACGCGCGTAAGCCGCGCTTTGTTGCCGCGGGCGAGAACGTGTCCGATCTCGTCCGGCGGGTGAACGCCACGTGGGGCCTGAGCAACGACTGGTACTTCATTGGCAAGAAATTCTGCTGGAACGCACCCGTCCCGCGGCCCGGTCCCGTCTACAGCTACCAGCATGGGGAAAACATCATCAACTTGGAATTCACAACCGACCGCGATCCATCCGGGCAGCGTGCGGCGGGATCCACTACCGGGGCCGGCAGACTTTTGACGGTGGTTTCGCCTTTCGTGCACCATTCGCAGGAGATTGAGATCATCTGGCCGGAGGTCAAGAACACGCGGTATCTGGTGGAGACCGTGCGCCACTTCCTCAATGAGAACGGCGCGCTGCGCACGGAGTTCTACTTCCGCGATCTGGAGGCAGCGTAATGGACGCGCGGGTGGATAAACTTTTAGAGCTCGTGAGAAAAATCGTTATCAGGCTTTTTCCGGAGCTTGCCGGCCGATACCACTTAGCCTGCAAGGCGAAGGTTCTCAGTACCAGCGGCGGCCTGCACCTGCAGCTGCTGACGCGCGAGGGCAGCGACGACGCGACCGCGCCGCCGGTCAAATGCGACCCCTTGCCTGTAGCGCTGGCGGCCGGCAACGTGGTGCGCCTGGGGTTCCTCTACGGCGACCCGTCGGAGCCCCACGTCCTGGCCCAGAGCACGGCAGCCATCGGCACGATAACGACGGGCAGCCAGGTGCATATCGAGGGTTACGGGGTGCGGCCGGCACTTATCGCCGAGCACCTGGCGGCACACTTTCGTGTCGGCACGACGACGGCACCGGTGGACTCCGAGGGCAACCCGCTTCCGGGGGCTACCACCAGCGACCTGACGCGGTTCGATTTTCAGACGAGTCTCAAGGACGGCGACCGGGTGGCGGCCCTACCCATCGAGGAGGGCGCGCGGTTCATTATCGTGGCCAAGTTGCCGTAGGAGGTGCTTATGGAAGACATCCTGCTCGACGACAACGGGAATTTTGTCCTGGCCGCCGACGGCGACGTCGAGACAGTCGTTGGCCTCGAATGCTTGATCCAGGATGTCAAACACCGTCTGCTCACCTTTCCGGGTGATCTGTGGCAGCATCGGGAATACGGCGTGGGCATCCAGGCCTGGAACCAGGCCGAGAATACCGAACTCAACCGGCTGGAGTTGGCGCAGGCCATACGCTTGGGAATCGCTAGAGATGAGCGGATCGACCCGGAGTCGATCAGTGTGCATATCACGTCTTGGACACGGGATGCCATCACCGTGACTATCACCTTCCGGCCGACGGCCACCGCGTTCGACGATGATTACGGCGACATCCCCGACCAGGCGGCAATTGTACTGACCATCAGCCAGGACGGCATCACGTTCGAGGGGGCCGGCGCATGATCAAGCCCGAAGACATCATCCCGATCAAGAACTTCACTGAACTTATGGATGCTACGAAGACCAGGCTCCGGGATCTGGCCTTCCGGATTACGAATCTTCGGGCCGGCGGCGTCTTCTACACCCTCTTGGAAATGGCCAACCAGGGCCTTGCGGACTTGTACTCTTTATTGAAGGACACGATGCCGCAGTTATACCTGGACACAGCCACCGGGGACTGGCTGGATCTGCGTGCGGCAGAGTTCGAGGTCTACCGCAAGCTGGCCCAGAAGACCCAGGGGACCGTTACCTTCGGACGCAATGCCGCTGGCGGTAACGTCGTCATCCCCGCGGGTACGGTGGTATCGACGGCCGTTGATCGATATGGTGAAAAGCTGCAGTACATCGTGACGACACAGGCGGTTCTTGAAGGCCTGGAAGTCGCCGTGCCGGTGGAAGCCGAGTTCGCCGGCGCTCGGTATAACGTCGGTGCAGGACAGATCAGCCAACTGGTAACCTTTGTTGCCGGCGTCGACTATGTGACCAACGCCGCGGCCTGGATCACGCGGGAGGGTGCCGACGACGAGACCGACGACTCGCTACGCGCGCGGGCTAAAGGCAAGTGGAGCCAGCTTTCAGTTGGAGGCACCCGCGATGCGTACATTGCTTGGGCGCAGGAGGTGCCCGGCGTGGTCGTGGTTAGGGTTGACGACCAGTTACCCCGCGGCCAGGGCACCGTGGACGCGATCATCACGGGCAGCGCAGGCCTTCCCACCCAGGACCTAATCGATCAGGTTCAGGCGCGCATAGACGAACGTAAGCCACTTTGCGCCGACGTTCTCGTGATCGGGCCGGCACCGGTGACTGTTGACTTTGACGTAACGCTACACGTTCACAGGGATTACGGGGATCTGGCCGAGATCCAGGCCGAAGCCGAGGAGATAATTGACATCATGTTCCGATATGGCGATACCAATTATCCGGAGATTCAGAAAGTCTCTCCCGAGTTCGGCGTGATCCGGGCGCAGGTGATTGCCAACCTCATGGCAATCGAGCACGTGCTCAACGTGACACTGACCGTGCCAGCGGCCGACGTGCCGGTCACCGCCCGGGAACTTGCTGTAAAGGGTAGCGTTGCCGTAACGGCGCAGAGGGTGAGCTAAATGACGTTTGCCGAGTATTTTTGGTACCTGTTGCATCGCGTTTTCAAGCGGGCGAGCGACGCGGATAAGCTGGCCAAGGCCCTGGGGACGAACTACGACGATCTCCAGGAAGTAATCTTCCAAGCGCGCGAACAGGCGCTCGTTGCGACAGCCACGGGCAAGGCGCTGGACGAACTGGGCCGCGAACGCGGTCTTATCCGCTACCAGGGCGAGAGCGACGAACTTTACCGCCGGCGGCTGTTGATGGCGTACAGTTTTTATAATTCAAGCGGCGCGGCGGAGAGCGTGCGCCGCGTACTCAGCGTGCTGGGGTACGCCAATGCGCAGATCCACGAGCTATACAAGGACGGTTGCGTATATCCGCTCTTTAACGGCCAGTACCGGCACGACGGTGCGGTCAAACACACTGGGGGTGTCCGGTGGTCCGAGTTTAAAATTATTTCAGGCTTGGACGAAGATCGACACTACACCGCAAACGACGCGCGGAGACTCGTAAACGCCGTCAACCGCATTAAACCTGCGCACACCAAGCTTGCGGCTTTCGCGTTGGACATGGGCCTCGGGCCGGATTACTTCGAGTTTAAAGACTCGGTCGCGCTGGCGGGTGGGTTAGCGATGACGGATAGTGCCGCGGGTTCCCAGGACGACCATCGGGGCGTGTTAAAACACGATGGACAGGCTCTGTACAATGCTTGGGCTATGGCGGACCGGATGGACCTGAGTATTAATGTGCGTTCGGTGGCGGTCGAAGTTTTACCGGGAACACACACCTACGCGGCCTGGAGGCACGACGGTAGCGGCGCGCGCTGGCGGCACGCAGGTAGCAAGATCAGATCTCCACGTCAAGTTTATAATAGAGCCTTAACGCACGCCGGCTTCAGCCGCTGGGTTACCTGGTCGCGGTACGGGGACAAGGTGGCGGTGCATAACGGCGTCAGGCGATACAATTACGGCCGGGTGCAAGACGGGATTGCCTTGCGAGGTGGCGCCGGCGTCAATGACGAGCTTCAACTCGTCCTTAAGCGCCGCGGACAGGTCAGCGACGATATCCGAATAGCTTAAACTGGAGGTGTAATGGTGCAGCAAGCGTTTCAAGATTCGGTAGGGCTCAAGGGTTCTTTGCGCCTACGTATTAAGCGCCACGGCCAGGTTGTGGAGGAGTGGGAAGACGACAACCTCGTAGTTGACATCCCACGTGCGGAAATCGCCTTGGCCATCGCCCGAGGCGGCACAGTATTGTCCGTGACGCATGTTGCGGTCGGAACCAACGGAAACGCGCCTGCCAGGAGCGATACTGCAATTACGGGGGCATTTATAAAGCCGCTCATGTCTGTCGGCAGGCCAACGCCCACCTCCGTTAGGTGCGATTTTGTCATACTAACCACCGACGCGATCGGAATGACGATTAGGGAGTTTGGATTGCTCCGGTCAAACGGCACGCTTTTTGCCCGGCGAACACGAGGCGCGATCGAAAAGAGCGACGACCTCGAAATCGAAGGGCAATGGACAATTATGATGTAAGGAGGGACGGATATGGCAGATCTTTCAGAGACCGCAACCTGGGAGCCAGGGATCTACCAAATTGAGGAGACGGACCCCGTACAAGGCGGTCCAAACGGCATCGACAACCTGCCGCACAGGCAGCTTGCGAACCGCACATTGCGCCTAAAGAACGACCATGAGGCGCTTAAGAATGAGGTCGTCGCAGCCCGCGGTGGTTACGCCAACCTGGACGCACGCCTGGATGCACTGGAGACCCAGACGTTGCAAGGGGAAAACACGTTCAACGGCACCTCGGGCAGGACGATCACCCACAGCCTGGGCCATACTAACTACATTGTTAACGTGGTGCCCATTCAGAGCACGGGCGGCGACTTAGGCGACGTTTACATTTCCAGGGCCGCCAACTCATTCGTTGTGTACAACACAGGTGGGTTTGCCGGCAGCTTCCGGTACCAACTTATGACGTAAGGAGGTAGGAAAACGTGATAATTCAGCACAACCCCGACAAGCCTAACGCTGCACTCTCTATAGATCAGGCCTCACCCAACCGCTTGGTGGTTGCATCATTCCCCTTCCCCGGCGGGGAGTGTGCGGGCGGCAGGATAGACCTGACACCGTTCCAGGGTGGCCCCTTCAGGCTCTACCTGGAGACCGACGGCAGCTTGAGCACGGGGCCTTTCCAGGACCACTATTGGCTCCTGGCGGAAGCCGTCCTGCCCGAGCGGCATTTTGAAAACCAGCCCAATGAGCACGGGCAGCCGGTCATGACCTTGGTGGAGCGCCCGCTGGACCTGAATGATGTCCAAATTACTGTATTCCCCTTACCGGAGGTGGAGTAAATGGCAAATGTTAGCAACTTGTCCCTGGCTGCCCTGCGGGACCGCATCGCAGCCGGCACCCGCGAGGTCCGCGTGGTGCACAACTCGAAAGCCGACAACACCGGAGTGACCGTCGTCTCCGACATGATTTACATCCCCAAGTTCCGCATTCCAGCCGGAATCTGGGACGGCGGGGCTTTCCCGCCCCAGGACCTGCTCCTCGGCGGTTTTCTGATAGACAAGTACCCGTGCAGCCAGCCTGATGCCACCAACAGCAGCCGCGGCAGCACCTCGGCGAACAACCCCGGCCAGGTGGCGGCGGTGTCCCAGCAGGGTGTCGTCCCCTGGACCGATATAAGCTTTAACAATGCGAAGATCGCCTGCGCTAACCGTAGGATAAACGGCCGGTCCTGCCGCCTCGTGACCATGAAAGAATGGGCCACTATATGCTTACTAGTCAAACTTCTTGGGCACGACATCCGGGGCAACAACTACTGGGGTCGAGATTACCGCGACCCCAACTCCTGGGAGTACTATGGGATAGCAGATCCGGTGGTGGCAAGCTATACCCAGCAATACTCGCCTAACAAACAGTACTCGCGCTGCCTTACCGGTTCGGGGCCTATTTCTTGGTCGCACAACGGCCTGGCCAATGGCGTCTTCGACATCGTGGGCAACCTCTGGGAGTGGGTGGACTTCATCGTTGACTGCGGGAGGTACCAGGCTATAAAGTCCGCGGTCATAAGTGATTCGGATGGGATTACGGCAACTGATACGGCTATAGTAATCGGCAACGTAGAGAACCCCGAACTCTGGCCGGCGAGCAATGGCCTAATTCTAATCAAGGCAGAGGGCACCAACACCGATGAATACGTAATCTACAGCTCCATGGTAAACAACGGCAACGGCACATATACCCTGACTGGCTGCCAGCGCGGCCAGAAGGGAACGGCCCCTAGTGCCCACTCAAACGGCGCCGTAGTACAGCAGATTACTGACTATTGCGTCATCCCCGGCGGTTGGACCGCGAAGGTAGCCGACGGAGGCTTGAACAACACCACGAACCCGGCGACGTTCACCATTTCCGACCTGGTGCTCGGGCCGGGCTGCGCCGGGCTGGCCGTGGGTGACGTGTTGCAGTGCGAGAACGAGCAGCTCACCATCACAGCCGTGAGCGGGAATACCATCACGGCCAGCCGGGGGGCCAATGGTTCGACCGTTGCCGCCCACGCCCAGGGCGTGGGGATCGCGAAGATTTCGCCCCAGATGAGCAATAATGATGCGGCTTCGGCGGACACCACGCGGGGAGCGTGGCAGTTTGGCAGGTTTCTCACGATGCGCACTGAACCGGAGCTGGCTGCTCTCGCGTTGCCGGCTACTGTAAACTCCGCCGGGAACGAAGAGTGGAAGGACGGCTTTTGGGCGCGTTGGAAGGGCCAACGCGCGGCTCTGCGTGGCGGGATCTGGAACAATGGGTCCGACGCCCGTTCGGGGTTCGCCCTCTACCTGTTCAATCCGCCGTCGGGCTTCGACATCGGCTTCCGCGCCGCTTTGTCCCTGTGATCTGGTATCTGGAAACTGATGCTCTG